TAATGTGGTGTTATGAGAAGCCACCGCTTGACGTAAGTAATTAAGCATTACGCCTCTGATGTCATCTCTAAATGCTTCTGCTTGCGCCTGTAACACAGGGTGCGAGTTATTCCCAATGGAAATCACCTCGTTTATTGCATGCTCCGCTAGTTCTTCAGGAGTAAATCCTCTCCCTGAAACTGCTGAAGTTGTTGCTATTCCTAATTGTACCCCACCTACTGTTGAGATCATGGTCCCGGTGACTCCGATTTAAGCGGTACTCTAATGATACCATCTCTATACTCGTCTCTTCTACGACGACCCTGTTGTTCAATACCCAGCCCCTGTATAGCTTGAGAATAACTGTTTTCAAAAAACTGCATCATCTCAGTAGGGCCTTTGGTGTAACTATACGCCTGAATTAGACAAGCATAAAGTAATACCTCAGGAGCATTAGTGCTAATCCACGTAGTAGTATTAGTGGAGGATAGTTGTGTTGGTCTATATATGTAACCAATCTGCATAGCAATATCTGCATTTGGTGTAGGTGCTAAATAAAAAGTGTTTTCATCCCAAACAGAATAATACTTGGGTACGCCTTGTACCGTATAATCCGGCCAATATTCTTTCATAAACGACGTGTCCCTAAACTCTAAAAAGTTTTGGACATTGTTTATTGTTGTCATTAAATAACGATGCGTAAGGATAGTGCTAGGCGCTGTAAGAAACCTATTTCCTTGAGTAGACGTGCCTGTGGATTCTAACCGAAAAACATCAAGATCAATGTCTCTAAGAATTCGATTCTCCGCCATAGTGATGAACGTATTAATAACGGCATCGGTAAATACATTACTGTCTATTTCAGTATAGTTTCGTATGTTTGTAACTAGCTCATCATATGTCATTTAATTCACCAAACCTATGGCGTATTGGCCTGTCCGCCCATACCTGAATGATTTGTACAGTAATAATAAAGCGTAGGAGCACCTGTCGCTACCACTATCTGTGTGTAGGCTCCTGTATTACCCGGCACGCCGTCTGTAGTGACGCCTGTTGTATACTCTGTACCGCCGGAATGCGTTCCATCCGAAGTTGTAGAAAAGCGCAAAGGATGGTTGTTATTAGTTCCTGCGGACTGATCAAACTTATAAGTAGATCCTTCGTTCAACGTCAATGTCGCCTGCTGTACTCCGTCTATGTAGTATTTATTTCCATAGCCTGTGTTTGCTACGGTGACGGTCAGTGTTGTAATTGTCGGCAGAACTACTGCTACTGAGCCTACCGAAGCAGTGCCCTCTACACCCGAAACATTTACTGAATCGGTAGCGCCCGTTATTATAACTGTACCAACTGAGCCCACACCTTCTACAGGCCGTTGAGTCGGAAAAGGCTGCATGTTTGTAGTGCCAGAAGTGTAGTTAGCACTTCCTATACTGTTAAACGCTGAATCGCCCGGCAAACCTACGAAAACTACTACGGGCTCTAACCTATCGGTTCTAGGGTCTCGAAGAGCTATTGCGTCACCCCTATAATTTAAAGGCTCTATCTGTGGCGACTTAGGCTCGTAGTCTTCAGGGCAGACCATAAAACCTTTCCAGTTTTTTCGTAAGGTTTTATAGGGAAACTGAAATCCGCAATAATCACATATTGCAACCGCGAATTTACCGTTTGCATAAGCCATTTAGCCCACACTTGGGACAAAGTGAACACTGGCTGTGTCCCTGTCCTCCTTTGCTGCGCGTAAGAAATCTTCTTCGTAAATAGTTTTTAGTCCAGTAGTTCTATCTGGGGCATACTTTAAAGAGATCATGTAAGCCAAACCAGAGGCTAAACACGGCAGAAATCTAAAATTAACGTCGGTTGTGTTTGTGTAAGCACCCGCGTCCTGCATTCTTCTAATTCGGTAATAAACCAACGTGTAAGCTTTGTCTGCGGCAGGCCACAAGAAGATAGTAGGTGTAATCGTTCGTTGGACGTAATACTGAGTAGGTCTTGCTTCAGTAAGCTTATTAGGTACGTTTAGATACTCAGATCGACTAATTCGATCAATGCTTACATCCTGCTGTTGGCCGCCGACGGTATCTCTGATTACAGCAGATAACACGTTAACCGTGTCTGCGCCCGGCGCTACTTCCGTAGTCCCTTTAACTAAAGCCGCTGTTGCCTGCTCAATAGTCCAAAGGTTTAATCCACGATTAGCCCAATCTAAAAACAACAGGTTTAGAGAACGTGTTGCAGAAGTAAGCTGATAACCTGAGGTCATCTGCATTCCACACCGTTCAAAAGCTTCCTCTACAATCTCATCTATCGCAAGATTGAAGTCTGTTGTTCCTGAAGTAGCCATTAGCTACACATTCCGCCTTTGCGATACTTTTTAATGGAACCGCCCATCATCTTCTTTTTAACGCCGCGACCCATAAGAACGTCCGCTTTAGAAACCTTGCCATCCTTATTTAGATCGGGAAAACTTTTGCCTACAGAGCCACCCTTGTTGTACATGGGAACACCTGTAGTTTTACTTTTAGTTTTAAGCACCTTATTTCTAGGGCCACTCCTTACTGCTCCGCCACCTCTGGTAGCCATACCCATTCCACGTCCAGCCATAATAATTACCTCACTTTTCTGTGACTCTTTACTTTCGACGCTACCTTTTTAGGTTGGCTCGAAAACTGTTTTCCTTTTGCTGTGTCCGCTCTTTTCTTACGGGTTGTTGCAGCGTATTCTTTATTACTCATGGACTTAATCGCACTTGACGGAAGATACCTTTCCCCTGTCGCTTTAGGTCCCTGAGTAGAAGGCTTACCGCTTTTAGTACGCCATTCCTGCTTAGTCCAAGACTGAAGGGACTTTTGAGGCTTTTTAAGAGCCATTAGTCTCTATATCCCCCACCTTTTGCCTTATATTCTTTGGCTAACATCTGGGCTTTTCTACCGGACCACTGGCCCGATGAACCACCCTTACTGCCGGCTTTAATTTTATTAAATAAGTTTTTACGCATTGTAGGCTTTGTGTAGTTACCTGCACTATTGACGGTAGACTTTACTGAACCGCCCGTCGCTTTTTTGACAGGTTTCTTTACAACTTTTCTTTTTGCTGGTGCTTTTTTTACCATTTTTTACAGCTCCAGTACCTTGCGCTAAATTTATCTTTAGCTGTGTCGCAATTATGACGAGCCCTAAAGCTTGCACGCCTTTTAGGATTTGACTTTTTAATAGTCATATTCGGATCACCAAACCTAACCAGCTTTACGTCGTCGCCCTTTTTAGCTAATACTGCAAACTTTTTACTGCCGCCGGAAGTCCGTTTAGGTTTGTTGTAACCTGAAAAAGACTCCCCGCGATAAGTAATACGGCCTGATGGGGTACGTTTTACAGCCTTCGTAGACGCCATTAAGCCGCCACTCCTCCCGCAAACAATACTGTGACCGCTAATACTTCAGCATCAGCAAGATCAATGAAGACACCAGAAGTAAAAAGTATCCCCTCATCAGGAATAGTAATCTCTTGTGCGCCTGCCACTGCGGGTGTATTTATAGTTATCTGAGCAGTGCCTGAACCAGAGCTTCCGTCTTTTAAAGAGAAGCTCGATGCAGTTGCTGTATTAACAAAATAAATACCGTAAACCCTACAACGGCCACTTACGCCGGCTGTAGAGCTTGTTTTGGTAACTGCCGATATATTACTTGCACTCATAAGTTACTCCTATTAAGTGAGAAACTTAGGAAAGGTTATTGTTTTGGAGATACATAACCGTAACTGTTGCCACACCTGTTGTGCCGTCACCATTAGCTCCAGTGAAATCAGCTAAAACTTCTAAGTCAGTAGTTCCAACGTTAGTAGCTTCTGTATCTAGCGTTCCGTGTGTAGTGCCAACGGCTTTGGTGTTTACAGTAGCTAAGAAAGCATCTGCATCAGCAGCAGTTCCGACTGAGATAGTAGCCGCTCCACCGTCATTTCCTGCCGTAGTAACGTTTAAAATCACATCAATAATTTGAGAATTAGCAGGTACTATTGCCATTCTTTGGTTAAGTTGGCTTGCGCCTGTAATGTTTGGTACAGCAGATTGACCCATTACGGCAAAGCCTATGTTGGCTACGTTAGTGCCAATCGTAGTGCCTATGGTGTCTTTAATAGTTCCGGCCTTAATAGGACCTGAAAAGGTAGTTGTAGCCATTAGGATAACCTCACATGCGAGTTAATTTGGGGCGTATCTGTCTACATGTCGTCAGCCGGGACTGTCAGATACACCGAATGACCCCGGTATCATTTAATTATATAGCACTTATTCGCGTATTGCACAAATAAAAAAAGGGAGCCGAAGCCCCCTTTTTCGTACCAAGGTTTTCCTTACGGAGTACCCGGCGATCCAAATATGCCACGTGGATCACTGAAGCCAAAGCTATAGCGCTCACGAGCCTTATATCGGACATTACCTGTGTTGAACTCTCCTTCAAAGCCAGTTGAAAGAGCAACACGGTTAAACATCTTCATGCCGTTTGGTGCGTCAGTAATGACAAACCATGCGTCAGGGTCAGTTAAGTAATGGTTTACAGAGTAACCCTGTGGAACCATGCCCATGTTACGGATGGCGTTAATGTCGTTATCTGCTGTACCTACGCGCAGAGTTGACTTCATTATACGGTCCGCAGTGAACTGTAGCTCTTTAGGGATAATTAGCTTGTTGCCTTGAACAGCAATCTTCAACCCGCGCTCATCAGTAAACGCAGCGATGTCGATTAGTGCTTGCTCAAGAGAAGCTTCTGTAAGATCCGCCGATACAGTTAACTCGTTCTTGAGATCAGGACCAGTCAATGTAGGGTGATCTAATGCACATAGAGGCTTTCCGTCACCACCAAGCGATGTAGTGAACGCGCCATTAAGAATAGCGGCTCCTTTGATCTGCTTAGTAGTAGCCATAGACCGAGCTAGTGCTTTAGTGTAACGCGCAGATAACTTGTCATACAGGTTATCTTCAATTGCTTCCTCTGTTAGAGAGAAAGCCAACGCCACAGTTTCGTTAGTGTAACGCGCTGTGTAAACTTCTTGTGCCTGATCGTATGCAACGCCAGAACCTTCAGCCTTAACAGGTGCTTCACCAAAACCAGATAGCATCACTTCTTCCTCAAAAGCGCGGTCCGAAGACTCTACTTCGTAGATTTCAGTGTGCTCACTGTCATACGAGTTGTACTCAAGACCAAACAAAGCGTTTAGACCCGGCTCCAACTCCTTTACTAATTGGGCTCTTGATATAGCCATGATCTATTCTCCTTATTGTCCTGCTACGCCAGCACTGCCGTAGAGATGCTCGTTGATTTTAACCACGACCACAGCATTCGCACCAACAGCGTTGTTAGGTACGTCCCAAAGACCAATGATCTTCAAGTTAAGTGCAGCAGTTGTAGCGATTGTGCTCGTGTCCAGCTCATTAGCAGACATGCCGTTTGCAGTGCTTCCCGTGCCTACTACGATGTCTGCGTTCTTGCCGTAGTTAGCTACAGCAGAAGTGCCATCGTTCTGGATGATGAACATCTGGCTAGGATCGTCAAGTACGTCTGCAACGATCTTACCCTGAGTGATGTTTATGCTACCCGGATAGTAGTTAGAAAAAGTAGGCTTCTGCGTTGTAGGGTCATTGTAAAAACAACCGTTAAACACGCCTACTGCCGCTGTATGCGACGACGGGTCAAATTGTAAAATGTAACCATCCTTCAAAGTAACTAGGTCACCTTGGAAGATAGCTCCCGATTGGTTGTCCGCAATCTCGTAACCGTACTGCTTCTGTGCTCCAGTACCAGCTAAGTTACCAAGCGGACGTAGCCCAAAGGCTTTATCTCTATTAGCCATGATTTATGTCCTTTATATTAAGTTATTCGGAACCCGAACGTGGGCCTCCGAGGCTTACTTTGGACTGCCTTTCTGGCGCATTGATTTTCATAGACGAATTAACATTCGTCTTCAACAGGTCATTATCAGCAGCTCTGATTTGGTCATGGGTTCTAGAAGAATAATACTCTTGTCGCTCCTCTGCCGTTTCTTCAGGTATCCTCGCTAACAGCAAACCACCTACACCGATTACACCGGCATGTTTACCGTCATCTTGAACACCTGAATCAAAATCAGGATATTCATCCGCACGTACCAGCTCATACCCCTCACGGAGTTTAGCTGAAACATTAGCGCGATCATCTGCGCCACCTGACTCGACTCTAATCCACCGATGCTTATAGCCCGGAGGAGGTTCTGGAGCGTCTAGTCGTGAAGGAGGAGCCCAAGCTTTACGGCGCACTGTCTTTTCCCGCGTTTCCGTGGTTCGATCATTGCGTTTTAACTTTGGTACTTTGGTAGCTTCGGTCATCTTTATTACTCCTTAACGTATTTGGCATATTCTTCAAGTGGAACCCCTAATTTTTTTGCTATCGCAACTTGACTTGGGGTCAACCTAACAGTGCGGCGTGCTGTATTGTTTACCCCCGAAGAGCGGGTTGCAGGAGCTACCGTCTGCACGGGTCGGCTAGTCCTGTTGTTTTTGGGCGTAGGCGCTTCCTGAAACTCATTAGGAAATATGTCGCGTATCCTACGATTTATCTCATCATAATACTCGTCTGTGTTTGGGTCAAACCCTTCTTTTTGTATTAAGTCCACATGAATACCACGCACAGCATGCGTCAT